ATCTACGGTTAATCTCTTTAAGTATTTTCCCTTTGTCGCATCGATCCAGTCAGTTTCCTGCTTCTTATACTCTTCCAAAGCAGCAGAATGCTCACCGAACGTAGCAGAGGAAGTATAGCTCTTGGAAGTGCTTGCTCCATCTACAGATCGAGTTTCAGATGAAATACCTCTATGAACGTCCAGATTAGGAAGCATTTGTAATGCTACCCGCCGGGCAATGGCTGTCCGGAAGTTCCTTTTCAAGTTTGCTGGGAGATTGTCCCAGTCCAGCCCGGCTTCATACGTTATATGGAAAAAGTCTGGGATGTGATTTGCTTCACCCAGAACCAAAGCTATCCCCATTCCGCCCTGAGCGATCATCCGGAATGCGAATCCAGAGATCCCCCCAGCGTATGGAACTACCTTCAGCAGCCCTTCCTTAGCATTTCCAATCACGATCCATTCAGCGGGAATAGTAGCTACCAGTGTTTGGTTTAGCTTTAATTCCATAGTTGTGATTGATACTACCGGGAATTCATGAAGGTACTGAGTCCAGAATTTTTCTGGAATAGGATCCATGAGATAATCATGGGTTTCCACGACTGTAGTGGGGGAAAAGAATAGTTTTGTTTTTGTTTCCAAATGCTGGGTAGCAGATTGGATCTGCTCCCTGATCGTATCACGATAAGATAATCCGGAGAACGTGGCTTCTATTTCAGCCTCAGAGATACCACGTAGGTATTGATCCATGACATAAGTAACTGAAACCAGCAAGCGATCCGTTTGGATCGCTTCTGTAATTACTGCATCTTCTGGTGAATATTTGGGTTCCAGACTAACAGCAATAGTGGACTGCGTAGCAGCCCAATAAATGAAACAATCATCTGGAACGGCACTACTACTGAGGATTAAATCGTAGTAATACTTCCCATTGGAGCTATCGAGTATGCAAGTTTTCTCTTGTACATCAGCTTCACTGGAATCCTTTACATAGGATCCGGTTGTAGTGACAAGTGAGAAAGTTGCAGCATCGATCGTCTCTTCGGTATCCAGATAGACCCGATTAGTTCTCCCGAGAAACAATTTTTGCATTTTGTTCTACTTTTCAAAGCGGGGATCCGCATAAATCCGTAATAAAAGTTCTTTTGCTGTCCCTTCAGGATCGATACCGTATGTTTTACAAAAGGGTACGATATCCTTTTCCTTACCGGACTTGCTCACAGGTAGTTCTACTTTCAGGGATCCATCAGGAGCATTTTCAAAGTGCTCTCCGAGATCTTTATTATTGCCCTCACCAGATCCACCAGTAGTACCAGATTCTTCAGTACCAGTTCCAGAGCTCTCAGATCCATCAGATCCGCCTTCAGGGGTTTCACTGGTATCTGCATCTGGGTTAGGTGCTTGAACCGTCTCAGATTTGACTGAGGCAGCTTTAGAGGCTGCATTGGTAGGTTTGGGGGGATCAGGGATCTCTTCTACAGAGTATCCGGGCATATTTAGCGTAAAATGTTCTTCCTGTCCTGCTGTGAACTTGGTAGCAATACCTTCAACAAAAGATACTATTCCTGCTGAACTTTGGCGATCCACTGTGTTTTTGTTAGGTGCTTTTAAGATTTTCATGATTACCGTTCCCTATGTAAAAATTCAAAGTTTCCGTAAAAGGTTGGTGGGATCCCGAGAGATCCCACCAACATTTTCAAGAGATTGAATCAGCTTTCTTAGGCTGCTGCGCCGTTAAAAGTGGATTCACTCCATCGTACATTTGTGTACATGACATGATATGTACCACCAACACGGGTATTTCTGAGCTTTTGGATCCTCAAATATGCATAAAGCATATACAAGTATGGATATCCCACGATGCCATTAAGACCAAAGGGGAGTTCCATTCTCAGGAAGGGCATAAGCTGGCGATAATCAAGTGCATCAGTCTCTGCTGCATTAGAGATCAGGATAGCCACTGAAGTCCCGGGAAGGATAAGGTTAAGATCTACCACAGCGTTCGTGCTCACAGCGTTCGTGATTGCTACATCAGCGATCCATCTGCAATCAGCAGCGGTAGCAGCATTCATGGCACTACGATAAATTGATAACCCGGAAATAGTTGAATCATTACAGGTAACAGTAAGAGTAACCTTTTCACCAGCAGCTACTGAAACAGCAGCAGCGGTAGCTACAGAAACTGAGATTCCATCAGCATCTACAGCGGAAACCTTGTACCAATAATCTCCAGCATCACCAGCACCGAATTTGCTGGCAGCATCCACAGCCACGACTGCAGTAGGTGCAGTTGTAGGCTGGGCTGGTGCATCAGTTGCACTTGGGAAGTCAGCAGCGGGGGCTAACATTCCAGCAGATTCACCGGATGGGAAAAAGGTATCAATAGATGAACGGAATTTGAAGTGAGGATCACCACCGCCCCACTGGTATGCAAAGTCACTATAGAACCCGGCTGCAGGTTGACCAAGCAGCATGTTCTGGGCTCCAGCAGCCTGAGCAGCAGGAAGGTTTACACGGCGAGATACAGGTAAGATCTTATTCAGATCTGATTTGATCTTCGTGGGCATAACCATATCTGTAGCTACACCATAGTTATTCAAGATTCGTTCAGCACCCACGTCCAATTTTTCTTCAGAGATTTGATCACCCTGAGAATAAGAGGCAGATCCAGTGGCACGGCAATCCACGATGGCATCAGTAAAGCCAGCGTTATATGCATCCAGAATCTGTTTGTAGAGTCCATCATACTGAGTAGGCATCAGATCACTGTTACCGAAAACGGTAGCCAATTCCATTGCTTCCAGAATTGTAATGGCAGCAGCGTTATTGATAATCTGGTGCTTCTCTGCCATTGTTCTGACAGTCTCAGCTACGTGGGTTAAATCACGCATATCACGGATGAACTTTGTGGAGTCCACTTTGCGTTCCAAAGTCACATCAGAAGCCTTTGGAAATGCTCCCTCAGTTCGGAATTTACCAAATGAGTGACGTTGTGCAGCATTAGTTCCGTGATCGGAAAGTACCATCCACTGATCCAGAACAGCATGGATGGGTTTCTTGCGGAGCAAGTTGAACCATACCAAGTTATTGCGGGATTCAGCAGTTGTTTTAAGATCTGTATCGATGTTCTCAATCGTGATGGCACGTCCACCAGTTAGAGTATCCAGATCGGTCATATCTGATCCAGTACCTTCACCAGCGGAAAAGGCTTTGCTAATACCATTGGGGGTAATTCGCATTGCGCCTGAATCCATCATGGATTTGTTCATCTCTACAATCTGATCAAACGATTTGTCGAGCAGAAAATTCATTGTTTTCTCCTAATGAATAGAGTGTTTATTAAAAATAGGAATAGTTAAAAAGGACTATTCGCACTTGTCCAGAACGGTCTGGACAGTCTCAAACTCACCAGTTCTGAAGTGATTTTCAGCTATTGATCTCTCCCGGTTATCGATCTTTTTAGCATCGATACCCTTCTGAAGAGTAGTCTGAAGTTCAGCCCAGTTCTTTTTGAATTCAGGTTTGCCACCACCGTCACTACCGCCTTCACCAGCGACCGTCAAAGCCTCAAGATCTACCTGAGCACCCGGACGGGATTTCATGAGGATCGTAACAGCTTTAGATAGGGAGATAGCTTTCTCCCCTTCGCCTACAGTGACTGCAGATTGAACACTCTTCAATAGAGCACCCAGTTCAGTGCGAATACCATCCACCTCACCAAAGGCTTTTGCGAATTCAGCATCACGTTCGTAATCATAACCGATCTTTTCCTGAATTGCCTGAGCAAGACCGTTCACGCTCTTCTCAATATTGAGCAGCATGGGAGCAGCATCGATATAATCACCCTCTTCGCCCTCTACTACAGGGAGAGCTTCAGGTTCATCAGCAGGCTTGGCTGCTGGAGTAATTGCTTTTTTTAGAGCATCAATTTTCTCACCAAGACCTTTTAGCATGGATTTTTCCACTACTACAGGTTCTGGATCTGGTTCAGCCTCTGGCTCATACGTGATGCCCAGAGACTTAATCAGGTTTTTTGCCTGATCTTCATCAGTAACACCCTGATTTTTGAAGTGAGCTAAAGCTGCAGCTTCATTTTCAAATACTTTCATTTCAATCTCCTGTGATTTTGAAACAGCGGTTTTCTTTTTCCGCTTTTTTTTCTTATCATCTTCAGTCTGCTCAATCTCTTCAGCAGTCTGCTTGATTTTGGTATCGATGTTATCTCCTGCGATCGCATCCACTCCAGTTTTATCTGGGATGTTGGTAGCAGGATCACCCACTTCCATTGCCTTTATTAATTCGGCTTCCCGGGCATCTATATCGATACCCATGATGGATTTAGCAAAGATGGCATTGTTCTCTTCCATCTTCTGGAGATAGGTAGATTTATTCACGGGGTTTGGAGTGATCACAACATTAATAACTTTAGCTTTCCGTATTCCACCACGTCCTGCCTTGCCATCAGTGTAATGACCTTCAATGCTCCAGCCCAGCGTTCTCTGGTTCTCAGGGAATTCACGGTTATGCTCTTCCAGAGCAGTGATCAGTTCCCAAGTTTTATCAGAATATTTTTTATTGTTAAATAAAGCACCCTTCACAAGCATTCCACCACCGGGGGTAGATTTGCGATCGTGGGGGCATCCAATGATGTATTCTGGATCTGCAGCTACGTGCTCATATTTGATCCAGCCATTAGTATCGAAATAACTCCAGTCCAGAGATTTTGATAATAGGGTTTCACCCTCTTCATCTGGGGATGTATTTGTGATCTCACCATACAGCAATCTACGTGGTGCTTTTCCCTCTGAAACTGCTGCTGCAGATTCAATGGATTTGGACAAGCTAACTTGCCCTAAGAGAATAAAATCTGGTTTTACTTTTTGTTCATTGTCCATAAAATAGAAAAAGCCCAGCCTTAACGGGCTGGGCTTTGACCTCCTGAATTCTTTGAATTCCGTCTAATGCCTAACAGCAATCGAAACAAAGTTAAATCTGGGGGAATAGTAAAACAAGGGTGAAGGGACAAATATGGCGATACGCCATATTTGGCATAGCATGTTGGGGAAAGTGCTGCAGGAATGCAGCTTGGGGGGATGTAACAGGGGGATAAAAAAAAGCCCCTCAGAAAAATCCTGAAGGGCTTAGGGGGATTAACTTCCCGGGGAACTAAGCCGGGAATACTTCACGTTTATAATTTATGGATCTTTTGGAGAGATCATATCCATCATTTGTAAATATGCTGGATCTGGAGATCTTCGCCATTGTGGATCCAAGCTGGGGGGCATGATTGGCAATGCACACGGGGGAGCACCAGAAGCCTGAATCTCTCCAGCCATAAGCTACCAGACTGAGCTTCAATTCATTCTCTGAGTTCACCCGGTAGGATCTCTTCTTTAGAACCTTACCACACCACCAGCAATGCCTCACTGGAGCCTTCATCCGGATCTCATGTTCAGCTACCACTACTTCAGTAGCTGTCATGGATCCCACCGACTTCAGCAGATCTGGGCGATGATACTTCTGGTATTTATCCAGATCTCTACTCCTATTTACATCCCGCCCTTTATTCATAATTCCATCCAATCCGTTCTGAGCAATTAATTCTCACAGCATCATGCTCTCTTGGATCTGCAGCCTGAGCAATCTGGATCCGGGGATCCGCACTCCACTCTACTCCGAGCAGTTTGCAATCGTTCAGGATAGCCTCACAGAGTTCACCGGGATCATCAAAGAAACTTTGCCCAGAGGGATCTGGATAGCTTCTGATCAGAATAGTTCCCCTTATACGCTGGATATTCACGATCCCACGCCATCTGCCTGCTTCCAGCGAATAGTTGTCTGGGTAGATCTCAATGGCATCTGCTGTCATTCTGGGGGTAAGCCATGCAAAGGATCCTGCAGCATCTGGATTAGCCTTCAGGATCGTATCCTCATGGAAGCGGATCCCCAAATAATTGAGAAGCCATCCCAGACCTTCACAGGCATCGCCATTGCCATCAATAGCAAAGCCTGATAGTGACATTGTAGAGCCTTCCTGAGCAGTTACGACTGTCTTAAAATCGCCATTGCCATCCCAGATGATTTCCACGGAATTCACGGGGGAAACCAGCTTCCGGTTCCCTCTGAAAAATGCGATCGATTTTGCTGTGGATTTGTGGTTCCCGTCCTCAATGTTCAGCAGGATCTGCTTGGGTACTCCATCTTCCTTCCCATCGTCCCCAGAGCAAACAGCCATGCCACCGATACACTTCAAAAAACTACCGGGCTGTGCTGCTTCCATCCAGTTCCGGATCTTAGCACGTTCATCTGGATTAACTCCACGATCAATCAATGCACCGGGCTTATCCCCAGACCATTCCAGATTGGTTCCGATCGTAAATACAAAAATAAAATGTTTCATAAAATGTTCTCCCATTTGGTACAATCAAATAAAGGGGGAGACTGGCATCCTCATAGTCTCCCCCCGTTTCAGGGTTTAGTTCATGTTACTCAGATTGAATCCATCCTCTGCAGTATCCATGAAGAAATTGTGAAGCCTCTGATACCGCTGAAGGGCATCGCCGGGCTGTGCAAGTTTGTAGGCTTCAGTGACAGCATTGTAAAGGCTCCACTGGGTACGGGGCTGGAACTCTTCATGATCTGGAGTGATCCACTGATCACGAACCTTGCTGATCATGGGGTTTGTAAGCATGTGCTCACCATACAGCCTGCCCACGATTGAATGGGCTTCAGCATCACTGAGCTCACGATCAGATAGAGTATTCCGGGCGATCACTGCAGCATCGAAACGCTCTTCAGAAGTGGCAATGTTAGCTGCTACTGCAGCAGCGATATCTTCCCATACCGTTCCAGTATGTTTCCGCATGAAGTGGATATCTCCAGTTACCATAAGATTTGAGCATACCATTACTTCAGCACCTGAAGCGATCTGAACTTTCAGACGTTTGTTATAGCTGTTCACGATACCTACACTCATTCCCATTCCCGCTGCATCAGAGAAGCCCATAAGGGCTTTAAAGCGCATGTGAGCAAAAAGATGCTGCCCATCAGATGCCAGCTTGTATTCTGCTTTCTGGAGCTCTACAGGAAGCACGTCCTGAGTGATTTCCTGAACTGTCTGAACCAGCTTTAAATGACTAACAGGCTGATATGTATCAGTCTGGACTGGCATAGGTACTTCATTGATCTGTGCTAATGTTGCGTTTCCACCACCAAATAAACTCATAAGTAAATCCCTTCCGGTTAATTAATTGTTCGTTCTCTCACCCCTACTATACATTTAACAGATCCCATTTGTCCAGATGGGATATTATTACAGTTGTGAGGATTGTAATAAGCTAACCGGGCTAATGGTGTTTTACAATGAATCCTGCTTTTTCAGCCAGTGCTTTGATCGGTGCTTTCAGATCCTGCTGGGTTTCTACCTGAGATCTGAGCCTATCCATCTGCTGCAGTATATCATCTAAAAAGATCTTCTCTGACTTACTGAGCTTTTCACGGATCCGCTGGATCCTGATTTCATCCTTCATGATTTTCCTTCCGTTAAATAGTGCGAATCCCGGGGATCGAACCCGGGCTATCCTGTCCCGCTGGGGGGGGTGCAGGAAAAGGGATATGCACCCTATTTGTGCATTCGCTCCGAAATTACATAACTGAAGTTCCGGAAAAGATCCGGGCTTCCTCTACGATCTCACTGATATTCTTTGGATCCACGTCCTTCGTAGTTCCTGCCAGTGGGGGAATACCCCGTTCCAAGCATCTGCTCTGGTAGTAAACCAGAATCCGCTTGACTTCTGCAGCAGTGTAATACTCTTCAGACTGTGGATCCCATATAAGCCTTCGCCCATCCATTAATAATCGTCTGGGCTCTTACAATAATACCCATCGTCTGGGGTATCTGGTAGGTGATCAAAAGTGTTCACAGGCTCCAGCATCTGATTACTCATAGCAGCATGAGGGTAGATTGCTTCAGCCTCTTCTAAGGTATCAAAATGATCCAGAAAATTGATCCGGGTTTGACCTTCCAGAACAGATCCCTTTGGATATTCATCATAGCCCTTTACATCGAATCCGTTTTCATCTGGGATGATATGGAGATAATGGAAGTCCCTATTACGATCGCCATCCATGACAGTGATCGTTCCATCATTATTCTGTTTAGATCTTGGCATCTTCATCCTCACTTTTGCTGTTAATATCATTCATATTTACTTTATGGCTGGGATCGAATAATCCCAGAACCAGTTTGGAAAGCCTTGCCCGGTTAAACCGGATCCACCAAGACTTTGCCTGTTACGTTCTAATATTCCGCATGATTCCAGCATTGCCAGATCTCTCTGAGCCTGATAAACTGGACTTGCTCCCCAGAGCTTCAGGTTCCGGGCATACCCGGGGAAAGCTGCATCATAGCCATCATGGAATGCAGCATCCACTACTGAGGCAGATAGATGCTCTTCGATGTACTTCCGAATCCACTGCTGCCTTTTAGCTTCAT